TTCGCGGGCCTGCGCGACACCTACACCGGACTCGTTCCTCTAGGCGCAGCGCCCGCACCCTATCACCCCCCATTCATCCCGGACACGGAACGGGAGCGCCAGGGGCAAATGGCGCTGTTACTCCTACGGCTGCGCAGTCGTCATCACTCAAGGTAGCGAGGCAGGCACCAGGCCGCAAGGCTAGTCCTATGGATGCCAGAACATGAGGAATGTTGTGTGGCATACGACAACACAGACGGACGCCTAAGAGGCAGGAAGCTACAGGCCGCACGCCTGCGTGTGTGGAGCGCTGATCCCCATTGCGCCATGTGCCGCAAGCTGGTTGCATACCCGCACGGCTTCGAGCTGGATCACGTCACAGCGCTGCACAAGGATGGCAGCACGAACGACGACGACAACATGCAGGTGCTGTGTGTCGAGTGGCCTTCGCCCGGCGTGAAGGCAGGTTGCCACGTCATCAAGACTGCACAGGACATGGGGTTCAAGGAGCGGGCGAAGTTCGACGCGCAGGGCAGGGTGGTGTGGTGATAGGGGAGGGGGCTATCAAAAGCATAGCACTGACATGCTGGAAACCGACCGGTTATTGCTTTGCGCACACCCGCGAAATGGGCTAATTTTTAAGGAGGGCGTTTTATGGCGGGAAGACGCCCGAAACCAACGGTTTTGAAGCTGGTAGAAGGAAACCCCGGCAAGCGAAAGATCAACAAGGCAGAGCCGAAGCCTAAGCGCGAGATCCCATCATGTCCTGCGCATCTATCTGACGCTGGGAAAGTTGCTTGGGGCCGGTTGTCCGTCCTGCTGGATCGCATGGGGGTGTTGACAGAAGCCGATAGCGCTGCGCTTGAAAGGCTATGCGACTGCTACAGCGACATCCTGATTTGCCGTGAGAGTCTGAAGGCTGACGGCTGGACATACAAAACAATGGACGCCCAAGGAAACACCCTTATCAAGGGAAATCCTGCTGCAACGCAGTTACGCGCTGCTGATTCTCAATTCAAAAGCTACCTGATCGAGTTCGGCCTGACGCCATCCGCAAGGTCGAAGGTCCACGCAAACCCTGATGACGACGACAAAAAAGACCCGCTCGCCGAGTTCTTTGGCTGACCCGGTCACGGAGTACGCGCAATCGGTTGTGGATGGGTTGCGTGTGGCAGGCCCACATGTGCGCGGGCAGTGCGCCAGGCACCTGCGCGACCTAAAAGAGGGCAAGAAACGCGGCTTGGCCTGGAACGTTGACGAAGCCAACAAGGCGCTGCGGTTCTACAGCAACGTTTTGAAGCTGAACGGCGGCGACTTCGAAGGCAAACCATTCGAGCTGCTGCCCTGGCAGAAGTTTGTAGTCGGGTCGCTGTTCGGCTGGCAGGGTGCGGACGGCTACCGGCGGTTTCGTAACGCCTACATCGAAACCGCGAAGGGTTCCGGCAAAAGCCCGCTGGCCGCTGGCATCGGCATGAAGGGCCTGGTTGCGGACAACGAGCCACGGGCCGAGGTTTACAGCGCCGCCACGAAAAAGGATCAAGCAATGATCCTGTTCCGTGACGCCGTTGCGATGGTTGATCAATCGCCAGAGCTATCCAAGCGCCTGCAAAAGAGCGGCACTGGTGAGCGGTGCTGGAACCTGGCATACATGGCGCAGGGCGCTTTTTTCAGGCCCATCAGCAGCGACGACGGGCAATCAGGGCCGCGTCCGCACATCGGCCTGATTGACGAGCTGCACGAGCACAAGACGAACACTGTGGTGGAAATGATGCGGGCGGGCACCAAAAGCCGCCGCCAGGCGCTGATCTTCATGATCACCAACGCCGGGCACAACCGCATGGGGCCGTGCTGGGGATATCACGAATACGGCGCCAAGGTAGCAGCGGGTGAGGTGATAGACGACGCTTTCTTTCCTTTCGTGTGCTCGCTGGATGAAAAGGACGACCCTTTCGCCGACGAGTCATGCTGGCCGAAGGCTAACCCAAGCCTGCAGGACGCAGATTTGCCCGGCATGAAGTACATCCGGGAGCAGGTGGTTGAGGCAAAGGGGATGCCAAGCAAGGAAGCGATTGTCCGCAGGCTCAATTTCTGCCAGTGGACGGACGCCGAAAGCCCGTGGATTTCCGGCGAAGTGTGGCGTGGTGCGCAGCGGGATTTTGACTGGCGCGACTTGCGGGGCCGCAGGGCCGTGGCGGCGCTGGACTTATCCAGCACCACCGACTTGACGGGCATGGTGTTTCTGGTGGAGCCGGTAGATGTTGGCGAGCCGTGGCTGATGGTGCCATTCGCCTACCTTCCGGACGCGGATTTACAGCGCAAAGCCGACACCGACCGCGTTCCGTACCTGCAATGGCGGGCCGAGGGGTATCTGGACACCACACCGGGTAGGGCAATCAGCAAGCGGGTAATCCTGCAAAAGTTGTCGGCCATGTGCGACTTCTTCGAGATCATCGCCGTAGGGTACGACCGCTGGCGAATCGAGGATTTGCTGGCGCTGGCCGCTGATGACGGGATAAGCCTGCCGGAAATGAAGCCGGTAGGGCAGGGCTACAAAGACTTTAGCCCAGCGGTGGAAACCTTCGAGCGCATGCTGCTGAACGGCGAGCTGGCGCACGCGGGCCACAAGGTGCTTGACTGGTGCATGAGCAACGCGGTCATTGAGCAGGACGGCGCGGAGAACCGCAAGCTGTCGAAAGAAAAGGCAACGGGCCGGATTGACTTGGCCGTGGCCGCTGTTATGGCGGCGGGGCTGATCAATAAACATGTAGAGCCGGACGTGATACCGGAAATCATCTCACTAGACATTTACTCATGACCCAAACCATGAATTTGACTGCCAGGCCGCAAGGCAGCCGAGTTCTCGGGGCATGGCTGTCTGAGCGCGAAGGCGCGGCAGAACGCGCGGGCATTGTTGCGCTGGGTGAAAACAGCACAGGAAGCCTGAATTTGAGCGAGCTGACGGCCATGATCGGCGCATCTTCCGTGTCGGCATCGGGCGCATCCGTCACGGCAGATTCAGCCATGAAGGTGTCCGCAGTTTATGGGTGCGTGTCGCTGATTGCAGGGGCCATCGCAACTCTTCCATTGGGCGTGTTTGAGCGCACGCAAGAAGGCCGAGACAAGGCGGATCACCCCTATTGGTGGCTCTTCAATGAGCAGGCCAGTGAAGGCTGGACGAGTTCTGCCGCGATTGAATACATCATCAGTTCCAAGCTGTTCTATGGAGACGGCTTCGGACGGTTGATCCGCAGCAGCCGTAGTAACCAGGTGCAAGGCTGGGAGCCGCTGCACCCGTTGTCGGTGCACCCATTCCGGCATGAAGGCAAGTTGCTGTACCGCGTCACGAAAAGCGGCGAAGCCCCCTACACGCTGGATAGCGCGGACATGATCCACCTGCCAAGCCTCGGGTTTGACGGCCTCACCAGCCCCAGCCCAATCACCTACGCAGCGCGTGAAGCCATCGGCACGGCCATCTCTGCGCAGCAATTCAGCGGGCAGTTCTTTGCCGGTGGCGCAAACTTTGACTACGCCCTTAAAACGGCGGCAAAACTCACTGCGGAACAACTGACGCAGTTGACGGCATCGCTTCGGGCGCGTGCGCAAAATGGCCCGCGCGGGCCGCTTATCCTGTCCGGTGGGCTCGAGCCTGCGCAGCTCTCCGTCAACAGCAAAGACGCTGAAATCCTTGCTACCCGCCTGTTCACGGTAGAGGAAATTTGCCGCGTTTTCGGCGTCCCGCCTCATATGGTGGGCCACACCGACAAGACAACAAGCTGGGGCAGCGGCATTGAATCGCAGGGCATCGGCTTTGTTCGCTACACCCTGCAGCGCCACCTCACGCCCATGGCGCAGGAAATCAACCGCAAACTGTGGCCGGTGCGTGAACGCTTCTTTGTGGAGCATATCACCGCAGCCCTGGAGCGCGGCGACTTGAAGGGCCGGTACGAAGCCTACCGCATCGCCATGGGCCGCGCCGGTGAAATGCCGTTTATGGATGCGAATGAAGTGCGCCGCCTTGAAAACATGCCGCCGCATGAAAACTTGCAAATGAACCCCGGTAAAGCCGACGGGAAGGACGCCAATGAAAAGCCGACTGAATAAGCTCTATTTCGACAACCGCAAGGCCAGCGCACGCCGGTTTGATGTGGTTGCGAAAGACGATATGAACGAGGTGGACATCTTCCTGTATGACCAGATCGTATCCAGCGAAGAAGAGGCGGAATGGTGGGGCGGTGTAGCTCCTGAATCGTTTGTCAAGGCCGTGTATGCCGTGGACAAGCAAGCCACCATCAATTTGCACGTCAACAGCCCAGGTGGCTCGGTATTTGCCGCCCGCGCCATGGAGCAAGCCCTGCGCGCCCACAAGGGTAAAGTGGTGGTGCATATCGACGGCTTGGCAGCCAGCGCAGCCACGTTCATTGCCATGGCGGGTGATGAAGTCATCATGTCCAAGGGTGCAATGTTCATGATCCACAAGGCATGGACGGGCATGTGGGGCAATGCGGAAGACCTGCGCAAAGAGGCCGAATTGCTGGACAAGATCGACGGCACGCTAGCAGACACCTACGCAGAAAAGACCGGCAAGGACGTTGCAGCAATCAGCGAATGGATGGCCGCAGAAACTTGGTTCACTGCTCAAGAAGCCCTTGATGCTGGCTTTGCTACCTCGATTGCAGAGGTAGAGGCCAAAGCCGGGGCGTGGAACCTTTCCGCTTACGACAACGCACCCAAAGCAGAACGCGCACCAGCGCCAATACCAGAACCTGCGCCAGAGCCTAAAGATGCGCTGGCAACCGAAGAACACCGCGAGCGCCAGGCACAGCGCCTGCGCGTTTTGTCGCTGCTGACTGCGTAACCACTCCCCAAAACAACAGAACCGCCCTAGAGGCGGTTTTTTTGTGCCCCGCAAAGGGCTTCACAGCACCCCGCACGGCGAAGGCCCTGCGGGTTTTTTTATGCCCCTTGCGGGCGAAGCAAATCAAAGAAAGGCCACACCATGGCATCGAAACTCGCGCAACTGCGCGCCCAGCGTGACGCAAAGGCCAAGGCCGCCCACGACCTGAACGCCAAGACCCCATCTGACCAACGCATGAACGCCGCCGACGCCTCCGCGCTGGATGCGCTGCTGGCAGAAGTCGAAGCCATCGACGGCGAAATCGCCCGCGAAAACCGCATCAATCAAGTCGCCGGTGACGCGCAAGCCGAACATGACGCCGCGATGAATGCAGCCACCCGCAACGGCGGCGGCAAGACGGACGAAACCTCAGCCCTGCGCGCCATGCTGTCTGGCGGCCTGTCTGCCCTGACGCAAGAGCAGCGCAACGCCATGTTTGCGCGTCAGAACCCCGACATTCGCGCGGCCATGTCCACCACCACCGGCTCCGAAGGCGGTTTCACTGTCGCTACGGAATTCAGCCGTCAACTGATCGAAGCCCTCAAGGCGACGGGCAGCGTGCGCAGCGTGGCCAGCAACATCCGCACCTCTACCGGCGCGCAAATGCTGTTCCCCACCACTGACGCAACGTCGGAAGAGGGCGAAATCGTCGGCCAGAACACCGCTGTGACGGCGCTTGAAACCACCTTCGGCCAGGCCTCGCTGGATGTGTACAAGTACAGCTCCAAGAGCATCGCCCTGCCGTTTGAGCTGCTGCAAGACAGCATGTTCGACATCGAGGCGTACATCCAAAACCTGCTGCGCCTGCGCCTGGGCCGCATCCAAGACCGTCACCACGTTCTGGGCACCGGCACCGGCCAGCCCAAGGGCGTTGTCGCTGCCTCGACCGCTGGCAAGGTGGGTACAACGGGCCAGACCACCACCGTCATCTATGACGACCTGGTGGACCTGGAGCACTCGGTCGATCCGGCCTACCGCGCCGCAGCGCGCTACATGATGAACGACGCCACGCTCAAGGCGCTGCGCAAGATCAAGGACGGCAACCAGCGCCCAATCTTCGTGCCCGGCTACGAAACCGGCAATCCCGGCGGCGCCCCAGACCGCCTGCTGGGCCGCGAGATCGTCATCAATCAGTACATGCCTGTCATGGCAGCTAACGCGAAGTCCATCCTGTTCGGTGACTTCGGCAAGTACCTGATCCGCGATGTGATGGACGTCACCTTGTTCCGTATGACCGATTCGGCATTCACCCTCAAGGGCCAGGTCGGCTTTGTGGCTTTCTGCCGCTCGGGCGCGAACATGGTGGACAACGGCGCCGCGATTCGCTCCTACGCTAACTCGGCCACCTAAGCAGTCCCACGCAAAAGCCGCCCCGCCACAAGCTGGGCGGCTTTTTCATTGCGATTCAAGGAACCCCCATGGCAACCAAAAAGCAACCCACAGCCACCAAGGCCCGCGTGCTGGTGGAAGGCGCATTCGGCAAGCCCGACGACGTGATTGAGCTGGAAGGCGAAGCATTGGCCGCTGCGCTGGCATCCGGCCAGGTTGACGCAGAACCCGCAGCAGTCGCATACGCCGAAAGCCTGCAATGAGCTTTGTGTTTGCTGTGGTAGTTGTACAATACAACTGCGCAGCTAGGCTTAGCGGCTGAAAGTCGGATTCATTACCCGATTGCTGCGCACTTCACGTAATGACGACTCTCTAATGAAGAGGCAAAATGAAAACCAGCGATAGGTCTAGCGGAATTTACGCAATTAAGTGCGAGCCAAACGGAAAAGTTTACATTGGCAGCGCTGTTTCTCTGAAACATAGGCTTGCCACGCACTTAAGTCAATTGCGACTAAATAAGCATCACTCTCCGCTTTTGCAAGCATCTTGGAACAAGTACGGGGAGGCTTGCTTTTCGTTCGAAGTTTTGGCGCACGTAGAAAAAGAATTTTTATTGCAGGCTGAGCAGGCTGAGATAGACGAAAGGAAGGCCGCAAACAGGGCTTATGGCTTTAATGTCTGCCCCATCGCAGGGTCGCCACAGGGTAGGAAAGTAAGCCAAGAAACGAAAGAAAAACTAAGAAAACTAATGCTTGGTAATACCTATCGCAAAGGGACTTTTCACTCGGAAGAAACGCTAGTAAAGCTTAGATTGGCCAGAGTTGGGAGAACACCAGCTAAGGGCATGAAGATGACGCCAGAGATGAGGGATCGGATTTCAAAAAGGTTTAAAGGCACAACACTATCTTCAGATCATGCAAGCAAGATTTCAGCCGCATTGAAAGGCAAGGAGAAATCATCTGCGCATAGCGCTAGACTTTCAGTCGTTCAGGCAATGATGACGCCTGAAAAAGTTGCACGCATACGCGAAAAGTATTCAAGCGGATGTGCATCTATGAGGGCCCTTGCCGTTGAATTTGAGTGTTCCACACAAACAATCTGCAACGTCATAAACGGCACGAAGCAGGCCTACGCATTGCTTTAAAACTTATATCAAAAGCAACCCATAACAACCGCCAAGTGGCGGTTTTTTTACGCCCATCCCATGCTCACCACCCTCGAAAACGCCAAGCTGCACCTGCGGGTTGACGGCATCGACGAAGACGCCCTGATCGGCGT